TCACTCATCGAATTCCATCCTCAGGCTGGGTCCGGGGCCGTAGCTGGCCGAGATTTGCGCCACTTCGATCGCGAAGGGCGCCGAGAGGCCGTCCGCGGCCTGTTCGGCCGCGGTGTAGAGCAGGAAGGGCGTGGCGGTCTCCACCTCGCGCAGCACCGCGCCGCCACCGCCGAGCACGCGCACGAGATAGGCCTCGCGCTCCTCGGCCAGCGGCACGTCGCCCCGTGTCCAGGCATCGCCGTCGCGCCGGGTGCGGCGCACCCAGCGGATGTCGATATCGCCATCCGCCTGCCGCCGCGCCGCGCCATGCACCGGCGCCCAGGGCCGCAGGCCCACGCCCTCGAAGGCCGCCACCACATGGGTGTATGTCGCGTCGTCATAGCCCCGCGCCGTCGGCCCGATGCGGTAGTGCCGCTCGATGCCCCGCATCGAGGCGGGCAGGTCGACCTGCGCGCAGCCGGGCCCCATCAGCACGAAATCCGTGCCCGGGGCCAGGTCGGTGCCGGCGAGGAATTCGGTCCCCGCCTGCCCGCGCAGCAGGCCCGAGAGCGCCCAGGTGTCCGCGTCCACCAGGTCGGCCTGGCGAAACTGCACGATCTCCCAGTCCTCCGCGCCCGGTGCGCGCAGCGCGGCCACGTTGGCGCCGTTGAGCACGTCGATGGTGCTGCGCGCCTCCAGCGCCCCGCCCGCCACCTTCACCCGCACCGCCGGCCCCCGGCTCCACAGCCAGGGCTGCGCGGCGGGGATCACGTCCAGCGTCTCGCCCACCACGGCCGAGCTGCGCAGCACGGTGTCGAGCTCGTAGCCATCGTCCTGCGCGGCGTCGTACACCGCCACCGGCCCGGGCCAGGGCTCGGCCGCGGCAGCCACCCAGGGCGCATGCGCCACCTCGTCGCCGCGCAGCAGCGGCAGGTCGAGGAAGGTCGACCACACCGGCCCCACCTGCGGCAGTTTCTCGATCGTGTAGCTGCGCCCCGCGCCCGAATGCGCCCCGTAGACCGAGGCATCCACCCGCAGCGCGTCCACCCGCCGCATGCCGATATCCTCGATCCGGTCCACCCGGTACCGCGCGATGCCCTGCCCCGCGGCAATGCTCACCACGTCGCCCGGCTCCACGTCGATGCGCGAGGCCGGCAGCGCGAAGCGCGCCGTGTCCCGCGCCACACGCGCCTCGGACAGCCAGCGGTCGGCGATCGCCTGCCCCTGCGCGGCCGAAAGCGTGACCGGCAGCTCGCTGCGGTCCGCCCGGGTGCCCGTGCGGCCGGCCGGATGCACCGCTTCCACGGTCGATACCTGGTATGAATTCCCGGTGTCGGGAAAGCTCACCTGCACCGCCTCCGGCATCTCCGCCGACGGCCCGCGCACCAGTTCCGGGCCGAAGTCTCCGTCGCCCTTCTCCACCGCGAACGCGCCGGACTCCAGCACATGATCCACCTCGCCCTCGCGCATGCGGAACACCAGCGTGCCGTCGCGCTCGAACGCGTCGAACCCGCAGGCCAGCATCAGCGGCTGCAGCGCCTGGCGCGTGCTCTGCGTGGCCTCGAGCGCGAAGCCGTCCACCACGCCGTAGAGGCCGGAGACATCGATCTCCTCCAGCCCCGCATAGAGGCACAGCTCCGCCACCAGCTCGGCAAGCCCGGCCGAGCCCATCCGCCCGGAAATCCAGTGGCCCAGCTCGTAGTTCGGCCCGTCCGCCCAGACATCGGTGCGCGCCGGAAAATCCGGCCAGGGCCGGGCGTCCCAGGCCCAGATATAGGCATTCGCGAGGTCGATCATCGGCCCGCCGTAGACGCCCGACACCGGGTTGTTCCCCGCATCGCCCCAGTAGCCCAGCACCGCCTGCAGGTAGCGCAGCTGGATGAAGTCGTCCCGCGCGCCGTGCGAATAGTAGGGCAGCGCGCTCTCCGACGACTTGGGGTCGACGAACACGTTCGGCTGGTTCGTGCCCCGGTCCACCGCCGGGCAGCCGTATTCGGTAAACCAGACCGGCTTGCTCTGCGGCACCCAGGCGGTCTGGTTCGCCGCCCGCACACCGCCCGCGCGGTTGTGGTGCGGCTGGCCCCACCAGTTCGCCAGGTCCTTGTAGCGAAACACCCAGTGCTCGCCGTAGGCCGTGTCGATGATCGGCGTGCGCACCTGCGCGTCCCGCGCCGCGGCATCGGCGTAATACCAGTCATAGCCCTCGCCGCCGGCCACGTTGCCGCGCAGGTAGTCGAGGTCGTAGATCGAGCGCGCCACCTGCGCGTCGAGATGCGCATCGCCGTCGCGCCAGTCCGACAGCGGCATGTAGTTGTCGATGCCCACGAAATCGATCGCCGGATGCGCCCAGAGCGGGTCGAGGTGGAAATACACGTCGCCCGAACCGTCATCCGGCCGGTGCCCGGAATACTCCGACCAGTCGGCCGCGTAGCTGATCTTCACGTCGGGCCCCAGGATCTCGCGCACATCGGCCGCGAGCGCGCGCAGCGCCACCACGGCGGGATAGCTGCCCTGCCCGTCGCGGATCCAGGTGAGGCTGCGCATCTCCGAGCCGATGAGGAAGGCGTCCACGCCCCCCGCCGCCTTGCACAGATGCGCATAGTGCAGGATGAAGCGCCGGAAGCTCCACTCCGCCGGGCCGGTATAGCCCACCGTCTCGCCGGAGGTGGTGAAATCCTCCGGCGCCGCCGTCCCGAAGAACTCCGCCACCTCCGCCGCCGCCGCGGCCGTCATGTCGGGCGAGCCGGGCCGCCCGGGCGCCACCGACAGCGTGATGCGCCCGCGCCAGGGAAAGGGCGGCTGGCCATTGGTGCCGCTCCAGGGGTCGGGGCGGCTGTTGTCCTCGGTCACGTCCATCAGGATGAACGGATAGAAGGTCACCCGCCGCCCCTGCGCCCGCAGCCTCTTGATGGCGCGGACGACGGACTGGTCGGTGGGCGTGCCGCCGAAATTCGGGCGGCCGTCCTTCTGGCTCACCACCCGGGCGGCACTGCGGCTCTGGCCGGAAACGCTCCAGGGCATCTCCGGGCTGTCGAAGTCGCGCTGCTCCACGCTGGGGCGGATGACACAGCTCGCGCAGCGCAGGTCGGTGCCGAACCAGGAGACGATCAGCGACACCCCGTCACAGGCCGGCAGCTCCGCCGAAAGCTGCGCCGTGGAGGCCTCGATATCGGTCTCGCCGGTGGTGTTGTTGACATTGGCCACCTTCCGGTTCGCCCGGCCGTAGGAATAACTCACCGGGTCCGGCGCCAGCGAATACTCGCCGGTGCCCGGCGTCATCGCCACGCCGCGCACCGCCTGCCCGGGGTCGATGGCCCCGTCGACGAGATACTGCGCCGGCACCTCCGGTCGGCGGAAGACCTCCACATTGAACTGCGGTATCCGGTTGCCGAATTCGCCCACGCCGAGGTTCTCGAACACGAGATAGGCGGTGCCGCGATAGGCCGGCGCGTTCTGAGCGCCCTCCACCGCCTCGATGAGCGGGTCCGGCTGCTGGTCCTGCCCGCCGCGGTAGAGGCGGTACTGCGCCTGCTCCAGCGCGAAGGGCTTGCCATCGGCCCACACCCGGCCGATGCGCAGGATCTCGCCCTCGCAGAGCCCGATGGCGATGCTCACCGAGTAGGAATACTCGCGCACCTCCGGCTGGCTGGGCGCCACGCCCTTGCCGCCGCCGCCCCGGGTGGAGACGCTCTCGAGAAACCGCGTCGACCAGATGAGCTGCCCGGCCACCCGCGCCCGCCCCGCCATGCGGGTCACGGGCGCGCCCTCGCGCGCGCCCTGCAGCCGCAGGCTGCCCAGCCGGCCGGTCTCGACGGGGTCCGACCCCTCGCCCAGCAGCTTCTGGTCGAGCACGGCGCCCACCGTGGCGCCCACGGCCCGGCCCAGGACCGCGCCGCCCAGCCCGAAGGCCGTACCCGCGAACGAGCCGCCGACCGCGGCACCGGCCGCAGAGAGGAGCAGAGTTGCCATGAAACGTCTCCGTCGTCAGTCAGGGAAGCGGAACACCGCGGCGATGCGCGCGTCCCAGGCAGGGCCCAGCGGCGACTCGATCACCGCCTGGCCAGAATAGGCATGGATCACCGTGGCCCCGCCGTCGCGCATCCCGAGGATGCCGACATGCTTGGCCACCGCCCGGGCGCGCATGCGGAACACCAGCACATCGCCGGGCCGGCGCTCGCAGGGCGCGATCTCGCGCATGTGCCGCGCCGCGGCGGCGAGCATGCGCTCGTCGCCCGAAGCCTCCGACCAGTCCGGCGTGTAGGCCGGCACCGGCTCGGGCTCGCAGCCGTAGAGCTCGCGCCACACCCCGCGCAGCAGCCCGAGGCAATCGGTGCCCGCGCCCCGGCAGCTCGCCTGGTGCACGTAGGGCGTGCCGATCCAGGCCCGCGCGATGGCCAGCGCCGCCTCAGCGGTAGAGCGATCCGCCGTCATGGCGATCTCCCTCGCGCACGTAGGAGGTCATCCAGTCTTCGCCAGGAAGATGAGGAAAGCCCCGGAAGTTTCTGAAATTGGCGAATTTCCCCCGGCAGGTCTCTGCCCGCCGGTCGCAGCCCGCTCGCAGGCGCAGCGTATCGCCGGCCGCCACCGGCGCGCCGGGCTGCTCCCACAGGCGCAGCCGCCTGCCCGTGCCCTGCACGAGGTCCTGGCGCACCCGCACCCGGGTGCCCGCATTCGCCCCGCTCAGCCACTCCACGTGGCCGCGGGCAAACCAGCCGCCCTCGAACCCGCCGAGCCCGTCGATGGTGAACTCGAGCGGGTCGGAGGCATCGGCGACCGTGGCCTCGCCCGAATAGGCCGGGCTGTCGAGGTCCACCCCGCAGCGCGCGTCGCCCAGCACCGCATCGCAATCGCGCAGGTAGGAGCGGCCGGCCGCGAGGTTGAGCACCTCCGAGACACCGCGCATCTCGGCGCGGAAGGCCGCGCCCTCGCGGGTGATCTCGCCGATGCTGCCGGCGAACACCCGCAGCCGCAGCGCGGGCTCGGTCCAGTCCACCAGCCAGTGCGAGATGGTGGCGCCGTCGTAGCGCCCGGCCAGCACGTCCGCGTCGGTGATGCCGGCGGATTGCAGCGCGCCGGCCACCTGGGCGTTGTCCACCGACAGCCCGGTGGAGCGGCTGACGGCCGTGGCCGACAGCCCGCTCGCCGCGGCACAGCTCACGCCCTCGATCTCCAGGTCGCGGTCATGGTCGGTGAAGCCGAAGGTCGCGCCGTCGGCCCGCACCAGGATCCAGCAGCGGCAGAGCGTGGTCGCACCGCTGTCGAGCTTCGCCCTCAGGGCGGGGTCGATCGCGCGCATGTCACACCCTCACTTCGATCACGGGGATGGAGGGCATCTCGCCGGCCTGGAAGGCGGCGAGCGAGGTGTCGATCCGCTCGGCCGAAAACCGCACCGGCACGTCGAACTCGAAGCCCGCCGTCACCGCGGCCCCGTTCGCCGGCGGGCTGGCGAAGCTCACGACACCGGTCGTGGTATCCACGCTCACACCGGCCGCGGCCGCCCCGTTCACCCCCACCAGCACCGTGCCCTGCACCGGCTTGCGGATATCGCGCAGGTACACCGAGCCGCCGGAGGCATAGCGCTTCACGAGCTGAAACGTGGTGCGGCTGCCGTCGCCGGTGCCGAGCGGCTGGTCGGTGCGCGCCGGCGTGCCGGAGGGCTTGCAGGACTTGTAGTCCGTCCAGTCCTTCCAGCGAAATCCGTTGAGCTGGCCGCCGCGCGCCTCGAAGAAGGCGACGATCTCCTCCAGGTCGTCGAGCGAGCGCAGCCCGATCCCGGCATCGAAACTGCGGCGCGATTGCGCCCAGGGCGCGTTGCGCTCCTCGAACCCGTTGGCGAGGGTGACGATCTCCACCCGCCGCTCGGGCCCCCCGGTCGAGCCGAAGGACAGCCCGGCCGGAAAGCGCGTCTCATGGAAGCTCATGTGTCTCTCCCCGCGTCAGAGGTTGCGCTGGCCGCGGCGCATCGCGCGGCCCAGGCTCGCGGCGATCTGCGCCTGCGAGCGGCGGAAGCCCTCCACGTCCGGCGTGTTCACCGTCACGTTCACCTGCACGCCGCCGCCGGCGCCGCGCACGCCCAGCTTGCCGTCGGGGCCGCGGGCCAGCGGCATGATCGCCTCCGGCCCCGCCTCGCCCATCAGCCCGGTGCCGCCGCGCATGCCGAAATAGGTAGGGCTGTCGACAATGCCGCCCTGGGCGAAGGCGCGCACGCGGCCCGCGCCGAACACGCCCCCCTGTGCGAAGGGCATCAGCCCGGAGACCAGCGCCTCCACCCCCGTCCCGAGCGCGTTCTGCACCGGGCGGATGGCGGCGGAAAACACGCCGCTGCCCACGCTGCGCCCGATCCCCGACAGCACGTCGGACACCCGGGCACCGTCAAACACGAGCCCCTCGAAGGCGCCGCGCAGGCTCGAGCCCATGGTGCGCGACAGCGAGCGGCTCTCCCGCTCGGTGCTGCGCATTGCGGCCTGCACCTGCTCCAGCTCGGCCCGGAAGGCCGAGGCCAGGCTCTGCGCGCCCGAGAACCCCTCCTCGAGCCCGCCGAATTCATCGTCGGATATGGGGTCAGCCATCGGATCTCTCTCCATTCGGGCGGTCGGGGAAGCGCGCTTCCAGCGCCTCCAGCGCCCCGCGTGTCATGCCCTGCGCCGAGCCGTCGTCGAGCCCGGCGAGCAGGAAGAGCTCGGCCGGCGTGAGGGCCCAGAAGCGCTCCGGCGCGAGGCCGAGCTGCACCATCCCCAGCCGCATCAGCCGCGCCCAGGCGACGCGCTCAGCCATCGCCCTGCGGCAGCGCGAAGGTGAGGCGCAGCAGCTCCGCCGCCGCGCGGGCGGCGCGCAGAGGCCCGCCGCCGATCTCGGCCGCGCCGAGCGCCGCCTCGTCGATGTCGAGCCCGCCCCCGCGCAGCCCCGCGCTCAGCAGCGCCAGCAGGTCGCGGGCCCGCACGTCGCCGCGCTCGAACCGTTCCACCAGCTCCACGATCGAGCCGCTGTCGAGCCGGGCCTCCAGCTCGGCCAGCGCGCCGAGCGACAGCCGCATCCGGTGCGCCGCGCCGTCGACCACCAGCTCCACCTCGCCGCGCCACGGGTTGGCCATCACAGCGCCACGAAGCTCAGCGCGCCCGCCGAGGCCATCGACATCTCGTAGACCGCCTCGCCGTCATGGCTGCCGGAAAACTCCAGCGCCGTGATCAGGAACGGCCCGGTCACGGTGCCGAAATCCGGGATCACCACCTGGAAATCCGGCGTGGCGCCGTCGAAGAAGATCTGCCGCGCGCGCTCGTCCGTCGCCGCGTCCTTGAACACGCCGGAGCCCGAGAGCGTCGCCGAGCGCACGCCCGCCCCGCCGAGCAGTTCGCGCCAGCGCCCGGTGCTCTCCATGGAGGTCACCTCGATGGCCTGGGCGTTGAAGCCGAGCCGGGTGGCCCGCAGGCCGGCGACGGTCTGGAAGGTGCCTCCGCCGTCCATGTCGAGCTTGATGAGCAGGTCCTTGCCTTTCTGGGCGGCCATGTCGTGTTCCTCGTCTGTGAAATGCCGGATGGAGGCCGGCGCCGCGCGCCCTGCCCCGCCCCCGCGCACCGGCATCATCGCCGCGGCGCGCGGGGGCTGCGAAACTCATGTGTCCTCGATCACCGCGCGAAAGCGCAGGGTGATGCGCCGCTTCTCCGGGCTGCGGCCCCGCTGGGCCCGCGCCTGCACGAAGCGCAGCGCCACGAGATGCCCGCGCTCAAGCGCGAGATCGGCGTCGACCAGCGCGTCGCACACCGCCTCCGCCACCTCCTTGGAGGCCGCGAAGCCCTCGGCGCCCGAATGCACCGTGACGTCGAAATCATGGGTGCAGCCGTGGCTGTCGGCGGTGTCCCAGGCCCGGGCGGTCTCGTCGCCCAGCGTCACGTAGACCGCCAGCGGGTCGGCACTGCGCGCGGCATGCGGCGGCGCGTCGTGGATGGCGCCGCCCACGAGGGCGCCCAGGGCCGTGTCGCCGCTCAGCCGGGCAAACACCGCCTTCTGCAGCGCCCATGACATTGCATAGGTCATGCGCCCGCTCCCTCCTCGGTCCAGCAGGTGAGGAACCGGCCCTCCTGGTCGTATTCGCTCACCGCGCGAATGGCATAGATGCGCCCGCCCTCGCGAAAGCGCTGGTCGGGCAGCGGCCGCGCGGGCGAGCCCTCGGGCGCGCCGCGCACCATGATGCGGTGCGAGATGCGCACCCGCTCGCGCGCGCCGGAGATGGTCTCGCTGCCCGAGACCGCCTGCACCTCGGCCCAGAGCGCGCCGAGCGCGCTCCAGGCCACCCCGGCGCCGCCGCCCCCGTCCGCAACCCGCTCCGGGGTTTCCAGAACCAGCAGCCGTCGCAGCGCGGGGCGCGATTTCTCCGCGCTCACAGCCGCACCGGGCGGTAGGGGTCGAGCAGCGCGAGAACGCCGAAGGGCAGCGCGCCCTCGCGGCCCTCGTCGGCGCTGCGGTTCTCGTAGTAGCTCGCGGCCAGCAGCAGCGTCGCCTGGCGCAGGTCGGCCGGCAGCTCCTCCCAGCTCACCGCGTATCCGGCGCTGAACTCGATCTCGGCGCGGCCCAGGTCGGGGATGCCAGGCAGCGCGCGCCCCCAGCTTCCCTGCAGCGACGGGGCCTGGCCATCGGGCACCAGCACCCAGAGCGAGGAATCCGTTTCCTGCTCGGTGCCGCTCGCCGAGACGATGCGCACCGTGGTCACCTGGCGCACCGGGGCGATGGGCAGCGCCTGCCGGCCGGTTTCGCGCCAGCGGGTCACGGTCCAGGAAAAGGCCCGCTGCACCAGCGCCTTGCCGATGCGCGCCTCGATGGCGGCCATGGCCGTGCGCAGGTAGAGCTCGATCAGCGCGTCCTGCGCGCCGTCATCGGCAAACCCCGATCCGAGGCGCAGATGGTCGGCGAGGTCGCGCACGGCCTTGGTTCCCAGCACGGGCGGTTCAAGCTCGGTCAGCATCATGGGTGGATCTCCTCAGGCAACCGCGTGGCGGGAGGTGCCGTCCCTGCCGGGCCCCTCGGGGCCGCGCGGCGGAAACGGCGCAAATCTGGATGGCGCCCCCGCGCCCCACGGGCAGAGGGGGGAGAAACGTGCTGGACGGCACGGAGGCGCCGGTTGCGGCCCGGCGGGGGAGCCCGGGCCGCGTCCGCGGACGGCCTCAGGCCACCGCGAATTTCATCAGCTTGATCGCCGCGAAGTCGCTCACGTCGCCGCCGATGCGCTTGGTGGCATAGAACAGCACGTTCGGCTTGGCGGAGAACGGGTCGCGCAGGATGCGCAGGTCCGGCCGCTCGGCCACGGTGTAGCCGGCGCCGAAATCGCCGAAGGCGATGGCGAAGGCATCCGCGGCGATGTCGGGCATGTCCTCGGAGATCAGCACCGGATAGCCCATCAGGCGCGAGGGCTGGCCCTGGCTGAGGCTGTCGGACCACAGGAAGCGGCCGTCGGCGTCCTTCATCTTGCGCACGGCACCGGCGGTCTTCGAGTTCATCACGAAGGTCGCCTTGGCGCGGTAGCGCGCGCCGAGCGCGTAGACGAGGTCGACGATCGCGTCCGCCGGCTCCACGCCGTTGAAGTCGCCGTTCTGGCCGGTGGGCACATAGCCGATGCTGCCCCAGGCCCAGCTGTCGTTGCCCACCGCCGGGTGGTCGAGGAAGCCGCGCGGCTTGCCGTCGCCGTCGCCGGCCACGAAGGCCGAACCCTCGGCACGGGCGAACTTGTCGGCGATGCGCTCCGCGAGCCAGCCTTCCACGTCGAAGGCGCTGTCGTCGAGCAGCCGCTGCGAGGCCTTGGGCATCGCCGAGAGCTCGAAGAGCGGGATCGAGATGCGGTCGAGCTGCGGCGTGGTGGTCTCGTTCATCGAGCCGCTCTCGTCGGCCCAGCCGGCGCCGATGTCCGAATGGTCGACCAGCACGTCATAGGCCGAGGCCTCGACCGTCACCACGTTGGCGATCGCCCGGATCGAGTGCGCGCCGCGCAGCACGCCGTTGATCTGCTCGGAGGTCTGCGGGTCGACGAGGTAGCCGCCATCGGCCGAGACCGCGGTCGAGAGCGCCTTCTCCTCGACCTGCAGGTGACGCAGCGCGTCGTCGTCGCCGCTGCGCAGGTAGGCCGCGAAGGCCTTCTTGTGCGGCACGCCCGGCTCGGCGGCCTGGGAGAGATGCGGACGGGCCGCGGAAACGGATTTCGCGTTCAGCATGGCGAGCTTTTCTTCCTGTTCGTTCAACCGGGTCTTAATATCACTGCGGAATGCACTGAATTCCTTGAGGAAACCGGACATGGCGGATTTCACCTCCACGGCCGTACCGGGCTGCGGCGTCGCGGCCGCCTGTTCACGGTCTGCATCGGAATGAGACATGGGAGATCCTTCGTGAGATCGCATGGATGCTGGGTTGGACTGCGTGGCTCCCGGCCCCGGGCCTCCCGAGGGGCACGGGCCGGGTATGGCCGCGAAGCTTCAGGTCAGGTCGGCCCGCGCCTCGGCGATGGCCTCGGTGAGTGCGCGTGCGAGCGCGTCTTCCGCCTCGCCCGCGCCGAGACTGGCCCGCGCGGAAGGCAGCATCGGGAAGGTCACGAGCGAGACTTCCCAGAGCTCGATTTCCTCGAGCGCCCGCCCGAGCGAGGTCTTCGCCGCCCGGACGGTGCGGTAGCCGATCGACAGCCCGTCGATGGCACCGGCCTTGAGCAGCGCCAGCGCCTCCGCGCCGCGCTGCACGTCTGCGAGGATGCGGCCGCGCACGTGCAGGCCCCGCTCATCCTCGCGGATCTCGTCCCACACGCCGATCGGCTGGGCGGGGTCATGCTGCCAGAGCATCTTCACCTTGCGCCCCTGCGCGGTGAGCGAGGCGAGGCTCCTGGCATAGGCACCGCGGCGCACCACGTCGCCGCCCTGGTCCGCCTCGCCGAACAGCGAGGCATAGCCGGCGATGCCGGTTTCCCCGGCCAGGCCCGTGCCGGTGTCGAAGGTCTGGAACTTCGTCTCCAGGCCGAAATCGGATACTGATGTCATAAGCTCTTGTCCCGAATGCTGAAACGAGGACGGGGCCGCGGGCCTCAGGGGCCGGCGCGGGTCGCGAATTCGTAGACGAGCTGGCTGAGCATGGCGCCCGCCACGCCGTAGACGGCGATCCACAGCCGCCGCTCCAGCCGGTCGATGGCCGCCTCGATGGCCGAGAGCCGCCGTTCCAGCGCGCCCCAGCGCTCCTCGCTCACCCTCTCGTGGGTCTCGATCCTGGCGTGGGCGCTGTCGAAGGGCTCGTAGAGGAACCGTGAGCCGCTCCTGAGCTGCTCCTTGCTCATTCGCCGCCACCCTCCTCGGCCCTCGGCAGGCCGAGCAGCGCGCGTTTCTCCGCGGCGCTGAGGAAATCCGCCTCCGACACGCGGCGCCACAGCGCCTCGCGCTCCACCGAGAGCGCGGGCACGGCGTCGAGCTCGGGGCTCAGCGACAGCCGCTCTCCGTAAAACTCCGGCAGCCAGCCCGAGAGCGCGGTGAACAGCCGGTTCACCAGCGGCAGAACGGTGAGCCGGTAGAAGGCGCGGTTAGCCTCCTGGTAGTTCGAATAGGTCGCGTCGCCCGGCAGGCCCAGCAGCATCGGCGGCACGCCGAAGGCGAGCGCGATCTCCCGCGCCGCCGCCTCCTTGGTCTTGTGGAACTCCATGTCCGAGGGCGAGAAGCCCATCGGCTTCCAGTCGAGCCCGCCCTCGAGCAGCATCGGCCGCCCGGCGTTGCGCGCGCCCATGTGGTAGCTCTCCAGCTCCTCCACCAGGCGGTTGTACTGGTCCGAGGCCATCTGCCCCATGCCGTCGGCGCCGCGGTAGACGATGGCGCCCGAAGGCCTCGCGGCATTGTCGAGCAGCGCCTTCGACCAGCGCGAGGCGGCGTTGTGCACGTCCACGGCCGAGGCCGCGGCCTCCAGCGCCGACATGCCGTAATGGTCGTCCTGCGGGTGGAAGGCGCGAAGGTGCAGCACCGGCCGCGCCCCGTCACGCATGTCGAACCGCGCCTTGCGCGCGCCGACCGAGTACTCGTACGCGACCGGCCAGCCATCCTCACCGGGCACCACCCGCATCCGGTCCGAACGCAGCACGTGCAGTTCCATCGGCCGGCCGCGTCCGTCGAGCCCGGAGACCTCCAGGTAGCCATCGCCGCTCAGCAGCAGGTGCCCGTAGAAGCTCTCGAAAAGCGCCGGGCCGGACTGGGCCGGGTTGGGCCGGGCCAGCAGTTCGGCAAGCGGATGGGTTTCGTAGCGCGCGCCGTCGCGGCTCACGATCACCGGCACGGCGGCGGCGGCCTCGGCGATCATCTTCACGCAGCGAAAGCCCACCGGGTTGCCGATGAAGCCGCTTCGGGTGAGCGAGGCGGTGTCGCGTGGTGTCCAGGCCGGCCGCCCGGCGGCCTGAAAGGCGATGACCGGCCCCGCGGCCGAGGCCTTCTGTTCACGCGGCTCTTCCCGCGCGCTGCGTCGCAATCCCAGAAGCATGTTCCGCCTCTCCCGCAAATGTCAAAAATCCTTCGCCGCCCCGCATGGCGGAGGGCGTCGCGGCAGGCGGCAGCCGCCGCCCGCGCAGGCCGCTCCCCGGCGCACCGCCGCAAGGGCGGGCACCCGGAGGGGCAGCCGGTTCCGGAATGTCAGTCCCGCGTCAGAGCGAACGCAGTCTCGGTGCCTGCCATTTCCCGGCGGGCACGATCATCAGGTCGGTGAGCGCCCAGACCAGCGCATGGACACGGTCCGGGCTGCCGCGGCCGGAATACCCCTCGGGCCCGATCGCGCACATCTGCGTCTCGAGCTCGGGGAAGATCCCCGCATGCCGGACCCTGCCCTGCTCATAGAGCGCGGCGACCGGCTCCGCCCGCGCCACCTTGCCCCGAGCCGCCCGCACTGCCCGGTAGGGCAGCATCGGGTCGACCTGGCGCAGGATGTTCTCCACCAGGTCGCCCCCCTGGTTCACCTCGGCCACCACGCGATCGGCGTTCCAGCGCCGCGCCGCGGCCACTGCCGCCGCGGCCCACGCGCTGGGGTGGGCGCCGACGACGCTCGCGTCCTCCAGCACCCAGGCCCGCCAGTCCCGCGGAGGGCCCTCGGCCTGCACGCCGGCCACCACGATGCCACAGGCATCGGCCGTCTTGCCGCCGGTCACCGGCGGGTCCACCGCCACCACGATGCGCGTGAGCCCCTGCGTCTCCGAACGCATGCCCTCCAGCCCCCGGCGCGACCACAACGCCCCGGGGATGCTCTCACACATCTCGCCGTCGATCTCCTGCCGACCCAGGAAGGTGCCGGCGTAGCTCTCCTCGATCACCCGGATGAAGCTGCGCGCCAGGTGCGGGTTCGCCCGCGTCGACGCCGCGCTCTGCACGGTGTGCGCATCCTGCAGGATGTCCTCGAGCAGGCTGTTCACCCGCGGCGTCGTCGTCACCACCTGGCGCGGGTTGTCGCCCAGCCGCAGACCGAACTGCAGCATGTCCCAGGTCTCGCGCCCTTTCTTCCACTTGCCCAGCTCGTCCGACCAGGCACAGTCGAACTGAGGCCCGCGCAGGCTTTCGGGGTCGGCGGCCGAGATGATCCGCGCCTCCGCCCCGTTGGGCCACACCAGCAGGCGCCGGGTGGCGATCCACTGCGGCCGGCGGTCCGGAGGGGTGCAGGCCATCAGGCCCGAGTCCCCCTCGATCATGATCTCCCGCGCCTGGTCGAGCGTGGCCGCCACCAGGGCCACGCGCCGGCAGGCGCCCGGCGCCGTCGGCGCGGGCCCCTCCACCTGCGAGCGCACCCACTCGGCCCCGGCGCGGGTCTTGCCCGCGCCGCGACCGCCCATCACCACCCAGGTCGACCAGTCGCCCTGCGGCGCAAGCTGGTGCTCCATCGCCCAGAACTCGAAGAGCCAGGGCAGTGCCAGCAGCGCGTTCATGCTAAGCGTGCCGAGAAAGGCCTCAATCTCCTCCTGCCCCCTGGAGGCGAGCAACCCTGCGCCACACTTCCGTACGGGCGGCGTCGAGGTCGAGGGCTCCCGCCCCCGCGCCACCGGGTTCCTTGCTGCGTTTCTCAAGACTCACCTCGATATCAATGACTGTCTGAAGTGCCTTGTGATGCGAGCGGATCAGGTCCAGCCGCGCCCGCGCGGTGGCGGGGTCCTGGCCAGCCTCGTCCCGCAGGTCGGCGATTGCCGCGGCCAGGGCTTCGGAAAGTGTTTCGTACATGCAGCGCGCCCGACCGATCAGCGCCGCAGTCCTGTTGTCGTCAGTATCACTTGAACCAGAATTCAT